AAAAAAAAATATGAGGATTTTTATATCCTCATATCTTACAATAAATTCTAATTGCAAACGCTACTTTATCTAATTTTTCAACTATTCTAGGATTATCCATATCCAGAAGTTCGCTGATTTCACTAAAAGTTTTCTCGTCCTTAAATCTATATTTATATACCAAATATTCAATACCGTCTAATTGCTCTAATTTCTTTTCAAATTCAATTAACTTATCATCAAATCTATTATATTTGACATATTCAGCTACGTCAGCGTATTTACTAGGTGTGCCGTCTGTATTCCACAAATACATATCTTTAATATTTGACTTACCAGTCATTATGAAAGCACTAAATATCGCAAATAATATAGAAATGACTAAATCTACTTTTAGTAAAACAAATATACTAAGCATTATCAGCGTACTCCAAATTAAACACCTATACCAAGTTTTGAAATGTAGCGCTTTTCCAAATAACCCTCTACTAATCATAAATGTTAGCATTAGTATAACCACATATCTCATATCCAGTTTTAGAGCAACACCAGATAGAAATATAATTGCAGTCTCTGCTAAATTAAAAATCAGAGTGGGTATCAATCTTCCTATTCTGTTCATAATGTTTCTCTCCTATTCTCCATCTTCTGGGTTGTAAATCCAAAACCAGCTATCCCAAGGCCAATCTGACATAACTATCACCTCACTTTACAAATAGTAATGCGTAAAGCATTCCAAAATTTATAATGAAAAATAACAAGTTGAATACAACAGTATTTATAGCTCTAAAAGTTGTGGTTTTAATTCGTTTAGGTTTATCGTTTCTGTTCCATAATAATTTGTATAAATTTTGTATTTTATTGAGTTTATGTCTGAATATAAATAAAAGCGTAAACATTAGTATACGACTTGATAATACTACTAAAATTATATTATGGTTGAATAATATTGACACACCAGCACTAATCAAAATCAGAATTATACTACCTATACTAAACGTGAATATATCTATAATTTGTGATTTTTCTTTATATAAAATTTTTAATATTATATAAGTCATAAATGTATAAGTAACCTGAAACCACATATTAAACGGAAATGCTAATTTTAACAATATATATTCTAATATCATTAAAACAGTAAATAATATTCGTTTTTCTTTTATATTTTTAACCAATATCATAAATAACGCAAAATATATAGCTTCAGGTATTTGTCCCAACAATAATTGGTCTAATTTCATAAACAACACTCCTCTTGTTCGTTATTATACCAATTATTTATTTTAATGTCAAATATATTTATTATGATTCTGTTATGTTCGGTAAGTTATGTAAATACTCCCAATCATTTCCGAATTTTCCTAATGTACTATCAGACAATTTGAAAAAAATTGGAGCGTCAGTTACAACATTTGTGTTCAAAACAATATCTGTTTTTATTTTGCAAAAATAAATAACATCAGTGCCACGAACTACAAAACATATATCGGGAGTAAAAAGGTTTGTGTCTGGCACACTTGTATTGTTTGTTATAGTTGCTTTATTAGTTGGAGTTGTTTGTATATTAACTCCATTAAGAGGTGTATTCCAAGTTCGGTTAACCATATCATATATTCTACCGAGCGTATAAGCCTGATATAATTTTCATTTTAGAATTATTTATGTCGTAATAACCAGAAAGTTTACATCCATACGCTGCACCACGTAATGTTGTTTTCGACATAACAATATCAGTTGGTGAAATCACAGCCATATTAGCCTCTCCTGTACCAGCAACATAAGGCATAATATATAAATTGTCTCCATTATATAAAACTACAAAATCGTCTCCAATAAACCAAGTACCAGATTGTGAGGATGAAAATGATTTTGAAATTAAATTATAATCATTAGTTAAAGAGTTGATATGTAATACTTTATGGTAATACGTTCCAGAATCTCCGCCCCAAGCCTTCATACCTCCAATATAAACTTGTTCATTAGCTTTACCAATAATATATTCGTGATGATAATCATAATTTGAAGCAAAGTTAATGGTTGTCAATAATTTTAAACTGTCATCTTCACTAACATACACTTGAATATTGGTCTTAGCCGTAGAAATTCCAATATATAAATTATTGCTATATATCGCGTCAAACATACTTGGATTCTCAATCGTAGCGGACAAAGTTCTATCATCGATTTTTTCTAATAGATTATTTTTTAATCTATACGTCATCAAACGATATTGGTTACTAAATGTTAAACGAATAATGATGAAAGCTAAATCATTCGTTGCTTGTATACATTTAAGAGTATATGCAGTAGGATTAGACGGAGTAGATACATCTTCGATAACGTCTTCATAAGTATCTCCTGACGTAACAATATTTATTTTACGAAGAATAATTTGATGATTTGTGTTTGTATTATCTAATTTAGTTGAAACTGCTACTTCCGAATTATACACAATGTTTGATAATACATAATTTTGATTATTAAGATTGCTCACAAACTGTTGGTTCGGTGAACGATACATATACATTAAGTTATGTTTATCATCTTCGTCAGAATTTGATTTTTCTAAAGTAATACCGTGAGTTGGAAATACACGATTTTCATTATCTAAAACCAAATCAATTTCTTGAGTATTGATTCCGCTTACATCATTTAATATTGAAGATAAACCAATTTTATTGGCTACTGTTCCATCACCTGTAATTATACCTTTTTTACTATAAGCAGTCATACCTGAAAATAAATCACTTTCGTCAGCACTAAATTGTGTTGAAGCGATTATATATTTATTTTCATACTCTATTTCTGTTCCAGAACCAACTATATACATTTGATAATAAGAAGTACCAGAAACATCCCAACGATAGTATGTACCACTACTATTCACTAACCCTAATAAATAATACGAATTAGCCGGTAAATCTAAAACTTTTCCCTGTGTAACCGCTCCAAGATTAGCCACACTTACTACCACTTCAGTACGAGACATATTTGTTAAATCATAACTATAATATGTCACATCCGTTGGTGTTTGAGAAGCATTAAAGACTAAAGGCGCCCATCGATTATTATAAATATACATATTTTGATATTGTGTTGGCACAAAATAAGCTACACTTAAATCTTGTGATAAATATACAAACCCACGAATACCTAAATCAATAATTTTTCGTAATTTATTCCCTACATTTTTTCCACAAAATATTGTTTCTCCAGAATAGAAAGCATCCATTCCAGGATTACTTCGTGCGACCAAATTATAATTATCACCACTTTGTTCTCTTAATTTAAAACTATCTACAGGTTGATTAAGTGCGTATTCGTATAACCCATCAAAATATTTTCCACCTATTTTCATAAAGTTACCAATTACATTATTCCAAGGTTCCATAGGTTCATATTTTATCACAGTTCCAAATTCTTGTAATTCTTCTCCACCATCAGTTCTTGTGTATGTTATTCCATCTTGGCTTTCATATTCTACTCTCATTTCGCCAGTATTTCCATAACCATCAAAACCAAAATTTGAAGATGACATATATACCATTCCTTCAAACCAAGTACCGTCTACTGGTCTAAATCTTCCATAAACGTTTCCTGTAAATGCTTCGTTTAATACTACTGTTTGTGGAAAAATACAACTACTAAATTCACTTTCTTCTTGCACCGGTTGTGTAGCATCTCTATATATTATTGCTAAATCACCTTCACTAGGATTTGGGTCTGCTTGCATAGCTTGTTCAGTTTCAAAAAGTTTTACATCTCCACTTCCACCTTCTTGTGGTACATTAACTATTACAGTACCCAAACCGTCATAATTTTGGTCGGCGGTATATGAACCGTTTTCTGTAACTGTTTTATTTTGTAAAACTGGACTAACGCTTACACTAATGTTCACATTTGATAAAGCGTCAAATTCTTGGTCTGGTAATAAATTATAATTACCATTTTGTGTTACGTTTAATGTTTTTGATTGATAATTTCCCCCAGTTTCAATACTTAAAATCTCAGTATCAAAATCAGAAGCGGGGATAGGAGTATTATCCCCAGTCTTCTGTTTTATAGCAGAGGAAACGTCATTCAAAAAATTTGTTAAATTGTTAATTCTCGCCATTTGTTACCTCCTCATTACTTATATTTATTTTATTTACACCATATTGTCTGTGTGTTACATTGTCAGTCATTCCATTTGTAACCAATAAATTATCTAAGCCATCAGTTAAGTGTATCGGTTTTGCAAGTCCTAAATTGCCTACGTAAACAGTACCAATACGATAGCCATCTTCACATTTTACCATTGCAATCGGAGTGGACCCTTGTGTTCCATAAGATACACCGTCTTCCCAATGTAATACGTGGTGAGGCATAGTTAGCACAGATGAAGTCATTGTTGACAAATCATAAATTGTCAAAGTACGAATAAGACCGGCTACAGACCAACCAGTGACACAATAACGTTTATATAAGTCCATTCTTCCACTTGGATAAGTAACTGTGGTTTCTTCCGTTATCGCTAGGGTTGATTTGTTAATTCGATTTTTTCCAAACCAACAGTAAGTAGAATCGTGTGTTGAGTTTTCTGTCATTATTATTGGCCAAGCAAGCACAGAGCTTAAATCGAGAATCTTTGTAAGAGTTTTTCCTCCACTATCTTCCTTTATAGTGTCAGTAATACCATCTAAGCATACATAACGTCCATAAAATTGAGAACGGTCATTATTTTGAGTTTGAAAGAAAATGTTAATATCAGTTCCGTTAATATCTGGTGCAATGACTGTCCTCATAGATGTATAAGTTGTTGAGGCAGTAAACGTTAATAGCTTTTTACATTTAAACTCACTTTCTGTCAAATCTATACTGTATACCCAACCAGATTGTAAAGTATTACTATATATATAAAAATGTATCTTAGAATGTAAAAGGTCAGGTAAAATGGTAGTCAAATAACAAACTTCTTCACCACTATCAGTCAACGAGATAGATTCTCGTTTTTCTTCGGCATAATAACAACGAATAATTTCACAAGTAGTCTCTGAACCACTATTCATTTTACTGTAAAATAATATTACACTGTCATCTAAAGGTGTCACGTACGCGTGTCGTTGAGTATATAAAGTGTAAGAAATTAAGGTTTTTTGTTCAGTGTCAAAAATTTTAAGACTACCACCTGTAAAATCGCAACATATAGCATATCTATTGTTATAAGAGTAGAATGTATATTGGTAATTTGTTCCAATCACATAGTCAAATTCAGATAAATCTTTTGGAGTATACAACAAGTCATATTGACCAGATGTAAAATTTTCAGGTAGATTGACATTCTTATAAACTGCATTGTTATTCAAATCTGTTAAAGAGCTGATGATATATGGAATATATTTTGTACTAACATAAGACTTTTGACCATATACCTCCTCCTGAGAAGTTGTTAATGTTTTGACCTGTTCTCCCCAAAGATTACTTAATAGACTAATATTACTAATATAATTTTCTCTGTCATAAGTACCTGTAATGATCCCATTTTTACCATATCCAACTAAACCGATAGACAATTCATCTGGAGTTCGAAAAGTTAACTGAGTTTTTGCCAAATAATATTTAGTTTCTGGTTTATGTATCAACTCAGTAGTATGACGATACCAATGGGTTTTGCTGGTATAATACATAGTTATACTCTCACTTGGAAATGCTACTGGAATCCAACCATTTTCAAATGCCTTAAAGTCAATCGGGGTAACAATATCTTCAACCGAAAGATTTCCGTCAAACAAAACATATCTGCTCTCAATAGTATAAACAGCTGTGAGTTCAGTTGAAGTATAAGTCTCATTCTCTAAATCTAACGAATATTTATATAACTTAACGTCTGTTCCATAGACACTAACGTATAATTTGTTATTATAAACTGAAGGTGGAACATAGTCATCTTTATCAGAGGTTGCAAAAAGTTCATATTCTCCAGTCTTTTTCTTGACTAAAGTTGCCTTGCGAAGGTCTTCTTTAAGTTGAAGTAAAATATTTTGTAAATGAGTATTTCCAGCAACTTCTAGCCAAACATCTTCACACTCTGCTTCAGAAGTTAGTTCAAAATTAGTAAAAGCTATATTAAAATTAAGATTACCTTGTGTTCCATATTGATATAAACCATTAAAACATTTTCCGATTGTTTTGAGCATAACAGTTAGTTGGTCTAAATTACAATGTTCATTATAATAAAGTTTCATAATATATGGTAATTTGTTATTCTCAGGTAAGGAAGTTTGACGAGTCCAATTATGACCATCCTCGCTAGTGTATTGTAAATAAATGTCTTGAGTTTTATTATTGTATAATTTCCATAAAGTAGAAGTAATTTCAATTTTCAAATAACCCAAACTAGTTGACCCAGCCAACAGTGTTCCATTTTCATCATATAAATTAACACCGTGAGTAAAACTCCTCCGCTGGAAAATCTTTAATATATACTGTTGGAAAAGCATACATATCAGGCATAGTGATTTCACCATATTGAGCAGCTCGTTCATCTTTATACTCCAATATATTTGGATATGGTACGAAACCTTCACCATAAACCGCGGCTAAATCTCCCTTTGTGGCAGTTGGGTCTGCCTGCATAGCTTGTTCAGTTTCAAATCTTTTGATATGTGTAGTTTTATTGTATAATTCAGCAGTACCAGTTATTTTTGTATCATTTCGATACGCTGTTTTTCCGTATGCAATATCACTAGCCACAGCTGTTGCATCAGATGTATCTAAATGAAATGAGTTGGCATAAAGAGTCCATCCTACAATCGGTTGCACAGACCCACTACTCGTATAATCTATAGTAGAAAGTCCTCCACTTAAATTTGTATAGTTTGCTGTGCCATCAGAATTTATTGTTACAATCAAATCAGTTCCTAAAATGTTAGTTGCTCCATCCGTACCAGAAATAAGATTTTCTAAATTGACGGTTTGGTTTAAGGTATAAGTGCTGGCGGCTAAGTCTAATGCGTATATTTTAAGTTGTTCATTTGAACACATATAATAAGGCGAATATTCACTCACTTCTGGTATAATAAATCCAACACTTGTAGTAATTTGATTATTATAAATAGGTCTTACCGGAAAACATAATTTTCCAATGGCAGTATCTCCTGCCCAAGGAGAATGTAACACAGTATCAGCAGTAATTACTAACGCATAAATAACACCTCCAATAGACGTAACTTCTACACTTGTAGCAGCGGTAGGAGTTGGTGTAGACCACACGCTACTTAAATCTGCTGTCTGTAACGATTGTTCACTAATAATTTTATTTATAATAGGTGTAATTAAATTTACCGCAATACTTGTATCCGTTGAGGTAGATGTATATTCCACACTTGGCACGCTTATATCTACTACACAACCAGATTTTTTAGGTAGATTTATTCCCGAATAATTTGCGTACTTAAAATAACCCAACATTCCATCATTAGTATTATATACTATAGCTTCGTCGTCTATTTCAGCAGAGGCTATTTCCATAGCAGCCATCGAAGCAAAACGTTTTATACCATCACTAGTTGTCGGAATATTAACAGTAACCTCTCCCAAACCAGTATAACCACTGTCAGCGGTATATATACCGTTTTCAGTAATAATTTTATCTTGATTATTTACCTGACTACTTGGCACATTTATATTTAGTGTAACCATATCAAACCCGTCATAACCTGTATCAGGTAATAACTGTATATTAGTGTTTTGTGTAAAATCATAAGTTTTTGATTGTAATTGTTTTTCTGGTACAGCAACGGTTAATTCCAACTCGTCAATCGCATCATATCCTGAGCTGGGAGTAATCGTTTGCGTACCATTCGCAGAAATATTCAACACTCTTTGTTCATACGTACCTTGTGAAGGAAGGGCTAATATCTCTGTATCAAAATTGGCGGCAGGAATATTGGTTTCTGAACCTTTTTTAGTCTTAATCGCACTTGCTACGTCTGTTAAAAAATTACTTAAATTATTTACTCGAGCCATTTCGCTCCTCCTTTCTAATAACTTCTACTCAAAGCATTTGTAATTGACGTTTGTATCGCTGTATCTGTATATTGATTAGCACTTGTTACTGCGCTGGTTCCAACACCATCGGCATAATCTTTCGCATTTTGTTCAGCTGTACTAGCTTTTTCGTCAGCATAAGATTTTGCATTTGCTTCAGCAGTAGAAGCCTGTCCCTCTGCATAAGTTTTAGCAGAATTTAGAGTTAACACACCAGCAGCCTCAATCGCGTTCATCATTTCTTGAGTAGTTGAATATTTTGAAATATCAAATTCAACCATACCTACTGGGTCCCATTTTGTACCAGTCCAATGATATTCTACAAAACCACCTTTTCCGTCAGGTACTAAATAAATTTTTTGAATATCACCTTCTGCTGGTAATTCATCTACGATTACATATATAGATGTATCTACCATACTAGCAATTATTTCGTTTAATGTAGAGTATGTACCATCTGGGTTTAACCATTTATTAGGTAATGCAGGTTTTGAATCCCACGCGCTATCGGGATTTACTACTGTATTTCCTTGCATATCTGTAACAGAACCATCTGCTTGCAACAATTTATTAGGTAATCCTTTTTTACTATCTAATATGTAAGTTGCCTCATTTTCTTTTTTAGCCATTTGTATTTTCTCCTTTCTTAATATTATCTATTTCTTCTTGAAGACGTTGATTTTCTTCTTCTAATTTTTTATTTTCTTCTTCTAATTCTTGTATTTTTAATTTTAATTTATGGGTTTCTTTTTCTAGGTTTAATTTTTCTGACTTTAATTTATAATTTTCTTGCTCTAGGTTTGCTACACGTGCCTCTAATTTAGCCATTCTTTCATTCATTCTCTGGTCTATCTCCAACATACTTTTAATATCGGTATTTATTGCTTCAGCATTAACTTTTCTTTTTTCTGTTAATGACTTCACAATCGCTCCTATGACGCCTCCACCAAGTAATGAACCTACCATTGTAGCAATAACTCCCCAGTCTATTCCCATATTCTCACCTCCTTGGTTTATTAAATTATGTAGCGTCTATTAGTAATTTGTTGGTGCATTAACTTAACCCAGTCATTATAGACGTTTTGTTGACCTAACTCTGATTGAGAGCCTAATCCTTCCGCTCCCCTATTCAAATATGCTATGCAAGAACACTTAACGATTACTGGCCAGCAATCATTCATTACTTCTGTTAATTGTTCTTCTTTAAATCTATTCGTCCATTGAGCAGCTTCTCTAATTACCATAGAGCATACATCTTCTAAATCAGTAGGTACTTCTTCTGTCTCTAATTCCCCAGTTTCTTCATTTACCGTTGTGATTTCGTCTAATTCAGCCTCAGTAATCTCAGCTATCTCTGGCTCACGATAGTTTTTACCTAGCATAAGTTTTGTTTTTTCCACTATTTTTTCAAATGTCATATCTGGTATTTTCGCCATTTGCTAGCCTCCTTCTTAAAAAATATAGACCGGTCGAAATCGTTTTTCAACCAGTCTACTAACCATATTACTTGTTCATATGATTTCCACCTATGAACAGTATAATATATTTCTTGTCTGATTACAAGTGGAGTACAAGTTTTATTTTCCTGTACTACCAAATCCTCCAGCTCTTATAGCCGTAGGGTTAGAAGAATAATCATTTTCAACTTTAATAAATTTTTGTATAATTCCTTGACCAATTTTGTCACCTTTTTTAATAAAACTTCCTGTTTCATTTAATGAACTAAACGCAAAACATATTTCTCCGTCATTATCTGGATTACCATAATAGTCACTATCCACTATGCCCACACCATTCATCAGAATTAACTCTTTTTTCTTAGGGTTAGACGAACGATTACACAACATTAAAAATTCATCTTCAGCAAGTTTTATTTTTATACCAGTTTTAACATATGTAATAGCACCTTTACCTGGTATTAGCATATCTTCTAGTGCATAAAAATCATACCCAGCACTAAACTGTGTACTTCTTTCTGGTAGTTTAATATCTTCTTCTATTCTGTTCACTTTTTCAAATTTCGCCATTATCTTTCTACTCCTTTTTTATTTTCTTGCTTATGATTATAGTCACGTCTAATTAAATCTTCGATTGCAGAATATTCTGCTTGTAATTTATTGATTTGTGCAAGAATTTCCGCTCTACGGTCTAATAAAATCCTCACACTTTTATCTTTTACTAACTCATTCCCCATTTGACTGCTCCTCTTTTAATAATTTTACACCACAATTAAATAAATTATTATATGTTTCATTTTTTTCTTGAGCAATTTCTTCGGTGTATTCAGTTAAATCTATTATTTTTTCATTTTTTAATTCCTGTACTATCATATGTCTAGTCTCGTGTTTAACTATTTCATATAGCATATTCATATGATACAAATTAACCGATATATCTATATAATAAGTGCCATTCCATTCGTGAAACGTGCCTAATAAGACAGTTTCTGGGTTTGATTTACGCGTCTTAAAATTATCCTCGTGCAGATACTTCACGAAGCGGTAACTAATAGGTTTATTTATAGTTATACCCAATGAATTTACATAGCTTTCTGATATTTCCTTAATAGAAGTCTCGTCTATACTTTGTACTTTCATATAGATACTCGTAGTCGGGTCAATTATATAAGTTATAACTATGGTAAAAACTAACACAACTAAGAGTACACTTGCTATCCAAAACATAGTTTGTCCTCCTAAAAACCATTGCCATTTAATTTTCATCTTAATTCCTCCAATGGTCGATTAGTTAATAAAAATATAAAGGCGGGGTCTCCGCCTTTAGACTAGACCTTTTGACAGTCTCTTATATTGACAGCCGAAGTAACTGCGTTTCCTTTACCGATAACAACTCTATCACCAGAAACTTCAATTACGTCGAACGTGTCGTTGTGTGTCCAACTCGCTAATTTCATACCTGAGTATGAGCGAGTGCCTGTAAATCTTACTCTATCTCCTTTTTTAATAGTTTGAGATGAGCCTCCTCCTAGGATTTGATTTACTCTATCTTGTACTTCGTCGTATCTATCGCCTAATACAATACGTCTAATTGGATTGTCCCCGTATTTACGTTCATCTATTACTTCGTGCGCCAAAGTATCAATAGAAGCATTGTGAATATGATTTATAAAGTCTTGTACCTCGTCATAACGGCTTCCTAAAGCCTTTTTTCTTATATCTCCGTCACCATATCTTCCTTCCATTACTCCTGCTACTAAGTTTAATGTACTACCACTTGGAGCTGGGTCTGGAGTAGGCTCTGGAGTAGGAGCTGGTGGTGTTGGTTGACCTGGATTTGGGAAATCGTGATATGCGTAGTTTGTATCCAATCTTCCTGAATAGCCATTAAATTTTCCGTCAGAAGTGAATTGCCACATTGACCAACCTGTTTGTTCATCTGGAGATATGCTTAAACCTCTTTGTTTTCCACCAGAAGTAGGCCACATTGCTACCCATTTATCAAAACGAGATAGTTTATCACCCGCTAACTGATTTCTAAACCAAGATAATGAAGCATATATACCAGAATAATATCCAGCATTTTCAACCTTTTCGCAGAATGCGTAACACATATCTCTTAAAGTTGAATTAGAAGGCATACCATTTCTCTTTTTATAACCATCAGCGTCTTCCATATCAAACCAGCAACCCATTGTAGGATGGTAAGGAGCGATAGCATTCAAGAAATGGTCAGCCTCAGTTTGTGCGCCTGATACATTTAGCGCATATGAATACCAATAGAAACCATAAGGAAGTCCTAACTGTTCACACAATTCGGCATTTCTTTTGAATTTTGAATCTATACTACCAGATACACCGTATCCAACACGTATGATTACAAAATCAATCTGATTTCTCAAAGCTCCAAGGTCTATATTCCCTTGATGAGCAGATATATCAATACCTCTTTTAGCCATTTTCTTGCACCTCCTCCTCTTTAGGGACTATTTCGTTAGCCTCGTAGTCCCTTTTTAACTCAGCGTCACCTTGTTTTATTTCTTTGTTATTTCTTACTTTCACTGTGTTTTCCTCCTTCCAACATAGTTTTTATATCTGTTGCTACAGGAGAAGCTATTTCATATATACCAATCGCACTTGCTAGTAATATGAATATATTAAATATACCAGAAGTAATACCTGCAAAATCAAATTGTTGTAAATATATAATACGTAATACTCCTACTATAATTGAAAATCCTAAAGCAAGCCATTTTGTGTCTATTTTTTCAGGTAAATAGCGTTTGAATACTTGTGTAAGTAATGTAATTATTAGAGAGCAACCTGCCATTGTACCTAAAATTTCAATACTAACAAAATCATTCATATTTTTTACCTCCTATTTTATCTTTCTAAAATTGTTTACGATTTATCATATCGTGCGCACGCTCGTCAGGACTGATTATAAGAGCTTCTGGAAGGCTCAATGATAAATTTAACCTTCTCAAAGAATAAACGCCTGATTTTGCGTCGTAGGCTTCTACAGTGTATGTATATTTTTTATATTGTGGGAATAATTTGAAACCATTTAAGTCTGCGTCAGCATCTTTTGATACATAAACGATTGACCCTATTGAATATTTTGGTTTTTTCTCCTCTTTTTTAGTTGTTTTTTCCTCTTTTACTTCTTCAACTGGAGTTATTTCTTCTTTAACTTCTTCAACTGGAGTTATTTCTTCTTCTGTAGCGATTTCTTCTTTTTTAGTTACTTTTTTAGCCATTTCTTTGTCTCCTTTCTCTATTATATTGTTCGTTTTTGCGTCTATTTCTGCAATAACGACATCTTTTTGGTGGTGTGAAGCCTTTTTCTTCATACCATTTTTGCTCTGCTACGGAAAATAAGAATTCTGTTCCGCAGTCTTGGCATTTAATTTTTACGTCCTGGTAGTTTTCTGACATACAATTACCTCTTTTCTATTATTTTTTGCTTGCAAAATTAAAATTAAACTCTGGTTCTTGTGATTTTTTCTTTTTATCGCCTAATAATACGTCTGGGTGGTCTTTTAATAGTGTTTGTACTCTAGCATTTGTAGCTTCTAAGAATACTTGATTTCTTTTATCTACGTAATCTTCAATTTCTTCGTCTGTACTTACGTCTTCAGCACGAAGTAGTTGTAATAAACGTGGGTCATAACCTTTATCTGCAACGATTGTAGCAATTTTATCTCTACGTCTAATCAAAGAAAGCTCTTTTTCATACTCTGCTATCTTCAATTCTTGGTTGTCTATTTGTTTTTTATATCTTTCTTCCATTGACATTTTAGCCATTTCTTCTGCTTCTTTTTTCTTAGCTTCAATTTCTTCTAAGATATTTTGTCTCATTTTTTCTTTTTCTGTGTTAATACTTGCTTGTAGAGCGCTTTCTCTCTTAGAATACTCTTGTTCTTTGTTTGTAAGGGCTTTATTTATAGCCTTTTCCAATTTTTTGTCAAATTCAGCTTGAAGTTTAGGGTCTTGTAGTAACACGTCTAAGTTTTGTGTGTCACTCTCTTGTGGTTTAGCCACTTTGTTGTTTGTAATTTGTTGATTTGTTGCTGTGTTATCAGCATTTGCTACCATATCTTGAATAGCGTCTTTGTTTTGATTTTCGTCCATATTTAATCCTCCTATTATTTATATGTGAAATAGATTTATGGGAGCGAGCGATTTAATGATATGAAGGGTCTATTTATTTGGTCTTCCTTCTCTTGATTTTAGAGCTGGAATGTTATCGGTTTTATCTTTAACTGTCTGAGTTTTAGTTTTTGTACGATTTTCAATTTGATTATTTGTTTGATTTGCTGTCGTACTTGTAGTCGTTTCTTTATTATTGCCTCGAGAAGATAAGTCTTGAGCGTTGTCAACATCATTTGGGCTAACGAAGGCTGTATCTGGTGCAACTGTCTCCCATAATGTCTCGTTTTCTTCTTCTTTGTTCTTCTTCTCTGTAGCGTAGTCATAACCAAGATTTGATAATAGTGTCTTATTAGAGATTATACCGTTTAGTGCTAACTGTTGATTTATAGTCTCATCTGTCATACTTGGTAGATTTGTACCTATTGTTATGGTTATATCGTCAATATTATATTTGTTTGATGAGATAAGATTTATTCTCTGGAAGAAGTTAGCCCATCTATGCTTAATCATTGTAGTCACACCCTGTTTTACGTCGTCTAACATTAGCGCCATAGTATAGAATTTTCTATCTATTGCACTCGCATTCATATCTCCTGAGTTAAATGCGGCGTCGCTGGTATTAGGTATACCAGAAATCTGGAAGATACTGTCGACGTAGTATTTTAAGTATTTCGTAGCGTCTTCAGCGTGTATTTCTTTTAATAGCCAACTTACGTCTCCTCCCTCTTGTACGAAGAATGTTTTAGAATTCTCTAAGTGTTGGTCTTCAATTTCACGAGCTGGGTTAATAATTTTATCTGGATTACTTGAAGAAATAGGCTTCTCAGGGTCAAACGCTGGATTAGGTATTGTTAGTGGATTTTCTGGTCTATATCCTGATATTTTCAACTTAGCGTCTTTATCGTTATAGTTATACATATTATTTAAGTTGTTCATAATTTGTTCGTATGAAGTGATTAAGCTAATTATTGGGTCTATTATGCTAACTTGTGGGTCTGGCTCGTATGCTGTGAATGTTGGGACGGTGTGTGATGATTCTTTTTCCTCTTTCAAAGTGATTTTATTTTTATATTCAGAAGTGGCGTCTTCGTTAGTTGTTTTATCGTAAATAGAAGTGCCGTAAAAACCAGTGTATGGGTTACATTCAATAACATAGTATAGTGTATGCTCTTGGTTGTCTTCTGAGTTACGTTTGTCGAGAATGTATCTAGTAATTAGACCTATCGGTTTCTGTTGTGATATATCAGAGATGTCTGTTGGGAATATTGCTACTGTGTTTAAGGCAGATAAGGGATAATATGTATAATTTGGGTCGGTTGTGTCTGGAGCGTCATCTGCTGCGATAGCGTCTGCTTGAGTTTGTTGAAGGTCTAACTGTCTCTCATAGCAACAGCCGTAAAGGACTGCGTCGTGGAATAATGCCTTCAAAACTTTTGGGTCATCATTTTTTGAAGATAGAGTTGTAATGATAAACTTCAACTGTGCTGCTGTATCTGGGTCTAATGGAGAAGTGTTTGATGGGTGAAGAAGACGGTAAGCAGGTTCTTCGGAGCTATCTACAATTTCTGCGTTGTATGTAATTTCTCCACTAAGATAGCCAGAGGCTAAGTCGGTGATAAATTTCTCGAAAAATACTTGGACTGTTGTACCTGAAACTATATCTGTGCTTGTTACTCCTCTTAGATAACGGTCATTGATTTCCGAACGTTTTGAAAGGACACTATCAACTTCTGACAATAAATCTTGTAATTTACCGTCATTGTATTCGTCTTTTATGTTTTTTGATATTTTAATCATAAAAAATTTATCTCCTTTCTTCATTTGTTCACATTATATCTTAACTGAACAAAATTTGCAAGTGGAGTACAACAACTTTCTTGACTTTTTTGAGCAACAACCACACTTGACTAAGGTTGAACAATGTGATAAAATAGACAACGGAGATGTTGTCTAATTTATTTGGATATATGTTTTGTGAGTCGCCACCCATCCTGGGCTGGTCCGAAGATATACTAAGTAAGCCTATTTCAGGATTTGATCCTAGATTACAAAAACATAATGATATACTATTGACAAACTACCAAAAAAGTAGTATAATAAACTTAACAAGAAAACAAAAAGAAAAATATATTATATATTTATATATAATATATTCATAAACATAATACTTTGACTTGTTGTTAGTATAATAGTAATTGCTATATAGCAATAATACAATGCTATTATATTATAGTAGAAAGGTAGGTATAATATGGAGAAGTATATCCTATATGTAGGTCTAAATGATAAAGACACAAAAACACAAAAAATTGATACTTTATCAGCTTATAACTTAACAAATAATATTTTACTTAATTATGTTGAAGGTGCAACAGTAACACAATCAAAAGGAATTTATAAACACAATAACGGCAATGTAGTAATAGAAAACACTTTGATTATTGAGTTACTATTCACAGATAACGACACAGTAAACAAAATTGCTAATGACTTAAAGAAAGCACTAAATCAAGAAAGCATTGCAATACAAAAATTCAATATAGAAAGCTATTTATATTAGAAAGGAGGTGTGTGGGTATGAATAAAGAGTACACATTCAAAGACGCTTTTATGATATTGAAAGCTATTGAAAAAACTTGCAAGGACATTTATGACAGCAAAAGCGAAATAATTGTAAGACAATTAGAAAACACAACAGAAAAACAATACAGAAGTGATTATGGACTTTTCAATCTAAAAAACAACGCAGAAAAAACAGCAAAAGAATACACAGAAGAAGAAAAAGCAAAAGTTGAAGAATTGCAAGCACAAATTGATATATTACAAGCACAAATTGATAAATTAGGTACAGAAAAAGTAATAAAAGAAAGCTATAACTCTTTAGTATATCGCAAAAATGGAAATGCAGAAAAAGAAGCTAACGAATTATTGAAAGGCTTAATTGACACAATAGGAAATGCAACAATGAAAAAAGCAGCAAGTAAAAATGCTAAAATAAAATAGTAAGGGAGTAGCCCCTCCCCTAACAGGGGGCAGAAAGGAGTGGATACAATATGGACGCCATTAAATTATTAAATAGCCTTGAAAAGGGTATGCCCCTAGTAGTAACAACAACCTGGCAAGGCTTAACAATGAGAAAAGTCAGTATATATGGAGGGACTGACGGAATAGGCAAATATACCTTCATAGACGACAGTGGAATATATCAATTAACAACAGGATACATAAAAGAGCATTGTAATATCAGCCAAGAGCTAGACCAAGACACAGACCTATACGAAGTAGTACAATTATGTAATAAAATAATAAGAGAGGGGAGGGAGTAAACTATGGACTATTTATATGACCTAGAGCCACAATACGACAGTCGCAAATCATTCTATGGAAAAGCTAAAGTATACAAAGACGACAAAGGACATTTGCTACTAATGAGTTATTCAACAATAGTCGCAGAAATCACAGACGGGATCGCAACAGAAGACGGACGCCCAACAGTAAAAGTGAACGGCTATTATTCACCAACGACAGCTAGACATATCAACGACTTCCTATATCAACACGGCTTCAAAACAATGTGCAAAAAGGAAATGGAAAGTAACTAATCAAGCAAGCCCTTAAAAATAGTATGAAACCAGGGCGAGATACTATCATATCCCAATAATAAAAAAACTAATGATAAACTATTGACATACTACTAGAAAAGTAGTATAATAGAAAGTGAACGGTAATCAGACAAGCCGTAGGCTTTAATCTAACTGATACCGTGTAGAAAGGTAGGTACATATATGAGTACAATGAAAATTGACGGTATTGACGTGCCAGAAATACGTCAAAGCGACTTCTATGCTTTATTAGAAGACGAAGAAAATACACTTGTCTTTGGTAACAAAGGTATAGGTAAATCTTCAATAGTTAGAAAGTTTGCAGAAGATAAAGGCAAGACA